ATACAGACAGCCGCATCATGGGTGCAACAGCACAACGTAGGTCAGATATATTAAGACAACTTGGACTACTGCCTACAATCGTGCCAATGCGAAAAGTTGCGGAAGGTATTGAAGCAGTTCGGGCGCTATTGCCCCGATGCTGGTTCGATGCAGAGAATTGTGCCGAAGGTTTAAAAGCCCTTCGGCACTATCGCGTTAAGGAGAGTAGTGGCTTGCCGCTGCATTCGACGGATTCCCATTTTGCCGATGCGTTTCGTTATCTGGCAATTGGTTATCGGGAAGGCATGTCGAAATTCGGGTCTTATCGGAAACCCTGGGATCAGAAGATTGAGTACCCAAATTCTCAACAGTTTGTGTGAGTTCGGTAAGCGCCTTTGGTGTTCCGTATTTTGGCACAAGCTCAGTTTAATCAGGGGAGATCGGTTTCTTACGTGCAGCCGCTGTGGCCATCGTTTGATCGATCCAAACCAACTTGAAGATGAATAATGGCAGGATTACTGGATCGGGTCTTACCAAATAAGGCTTATACACATTATGACGGCTGGGTCGCGCAGCCGGAGATCCGCGTATCCTATAAGCCCCGAAATACTGTCGCTCAACGCGCTCAAAGCGTGTTTGGTATGGACCCCGACTTACCAAGATACGACCCTGTTAAAGCCCCTTATGGCCGCATGTCGGTGCTTCCATATTTTAAGGGATTTGGAGAGGGTCAGGAAGGCCCATTCGACTTGACCGACTGGACCGCGCCTTACTGGCTTCACAGTATGGCCAAGGGGTTTGTCACGCCTGGTCATGCTTCACAGGGGGGCTACTGGACCCCCGATGAGGTCACCAGAGACGTTGCCTTTAATGCTCTTGGTCTGGGATTGGGCGGCGGGTTGCTGGTTGGTCCTCGTACACTGGGAAAGGGCGGTTGGGCATCCCAACCTAACTTGGGCATGAGCGGCGGCACTCCCACAAGAGGCCAGCTTGCCATGCGAGCAAACGAGGCCAAGTGGAACGCGAATATAGATGCAGCGGCAGCTGAATCTGGACTATCGAAAGGATTGTTATACAGGCTTCATGAGAAAGCTGGCGAAGGTGTTCTACCCCCACCGTTACTTGGAACGAAAGGCGTTGTCACACCACCCCCTGGAAAGACTGTAGCGGGAACCGCCGCCGACTATGCAGCGCTAGCGCGGCAGGGAGCGAAAGGAAGATACTTTTATCCCATAGGAGGAGAGACTCTAAAACAACGAATGGCCGATCCAAGGGCTATCAACCCATACGCGGCAACCCTGTCGCAGACGAGTACAACGACGCCTTGGGCGGGTAACGTTCAGTATTCTACCAAGGCGCTTAATCAATTTATGGCGGGTCTCCCAATTGTCACTGGGAAATACCCCAATGTCATGTCGCCACGTATTCAGGAGACTTTTGAAACTGGGGGCAGCGCTGTCGAGACTTTAGGCCCGAAGCATGGCCCTTTCATGGAATCCTTCGGACGTTATGCTGATATGACCCCTTGGGACAAAACCATCGCCGTTGTCAATGATATATGGAACATGAGGGGTCTGGGATACGGCAAAGATTATTCGGGAACCCCGACCATCGGCCAGCACAACTTTGCCCGACTGGTAGCGTCTGACGCAACCAAGATATTAAACAAAGACGCTGACTTGCCGTGGACTGTCGATATGGCCCAGGCGGCGGTTTGGCATACGTTAAGGATGCGTGAGGCCGGTAGATCGCCAAGTGAAGCGGCCACCGATCTCAGGAATGTTCTGGACAGCCAGGTGGCTCAAGCCGTGCATGAAACCGTGCAGGGGGCAACGACTGGTTCAAGAATGTTGGGCCGCCCTTACCAGGAAAAGCTTGAATTTCACGATGAAATACAGGCGGTTCTTCAGGACAATGCCGGTCGGGATATTATAGATGCCGCTTTCGGTCTTATTACTAAACCGGGAGAACCAGTAGGCGGGGCTTTCAAGGGTGGTGTCAATCCCGCCACTGTCAGCGCTTCAGCTATTGGTCAAGAGGCCGGAGCCTTTGGACAAATGGACGCGGCAAGCCGTGAACTTATGGAAGCGGCTGAGTTGACCCATGCTCTCTTGAAGAGACAGGATGCAGCGGCTTTTACTGCGCCCTACTATAAAAAAAATATACCACTGAAAGACCAGAACTTCTTTTCAATGAATATCGGGCGTCCCTTGAGCGCGAAAGAAACCACCGACCTGTATCGGGTTATGGAGAAGAATTTCGGGACAACGGACCTCGTCCCCATCGGGGATTACAAAGGGGCGTGGTTCAGTAACTATCTGGGCTTGCCGGCAAAGGTTTTTCGGGATAATATCATCAAGAGCGTTGAAGAAGTGTTCCCTGGAACAATCGATCTGGCTTACGGTAAGGCGGACGGCTTCTATGCTGCCAATGACTGGAGTGTTGATAAATATGGGCAAAGTTATTTTAAGGCCCTTGGAGGAAAACGACCCCATCTTCAAGCGCGGACCCGTGAGATTCTCACCAGCCTCGGTCCGAGAATCTCTAAAGTCGAGGATGGATTCATCCGAAGAGGATGGGACATCAACACAAACACCCGATTCTGGGAAGCCCCAGACTTCAAAAGGGTTGTTGGGCAAGCGCCAATAAAATCGCCTTTGCCATCCCTACTAGGAACCCCGCCTTGACGCGGGGTTTTTTAATACCCTAACGAAAGGCGCTCTCTAGTGGCTGGATTACTCGACTGGATTTTACCCACTGACCCCAGGTCAAAACCAGACTATCGCATACCCAAGGCATATACCCATTACGATGGCTGGGCGCCGCCGCAACCTGAGATCAGGGGGCCGCACAGGCCAGGGGCCTACAGTTTCCCGAAGACCACTGGCCAGAGGGCGCAACAAGTATTCGGTATGGACCCCAAGGTCAGGCGTTTGGGATTACTGCCCTATCCGAAAGGCGCGTTAGGTGAAGGTCCGATCGACTGGAGCGACTGGACCGCTCCTGAAATCCTGCACAGTTTCGCAAAAGGGGCCGTCACACCTGGTCATGCTTTAAAGGGCGGACACTGGACACCAGATGACGTTACCAGAGACGTTGGTTTGAACGTAGCTGGTCTGGGTTATGCAGCTGGAGGGCTACTGGCTCCTAAAGGTGCTGCCTTGGGAATGGGCGGTACGCGACCTGGAATTGGTCATAATCTAGGTCCGCCGATGGTTGATGAAATCGGGCCTGTTTATCAGTCGCGTTTGAAACCAGCTATCGAAGCCATGCCGCAAGAGAAAATGACGGCAGATCAGGCAGCTGCACACTTTAGAAAGTATCCTGGCGGCGTAGGAGCCGACGAACTCGAATGGTCTGGCATTCAGGGATTGCTGGGTGCAGGAGGTACGGTAACCAAATCAGGGCTGTTGGCCCAGTACGAAGAGAACCCGCTTGAGATCGAGGACGTTACCAGAGGCGGCACGGACCCCGAAGATTATACGGCTCTTCATGAAGAGTCCGCTCGTCAGGATATGGACGAGTTTGAAATTATGTTCGATCCCGAAGAAGGGGGATGGGTAACGTCGCTATATGGGGAACCCATGCATGATTATGGGGGCGTACTCAGGCTTCACGATACTAAGGAAGTGGCTGAACAACAGCTGTTTGATGAACTGGTTGAAAGCGCACAACAAATGCCCCTGGAGGAACTTCTGGAACGCACAGGAGGGGGGCCACCTGGTTCTGGCGGTTTTGTAAAATATGCCGATTCCAGTCTCAATATTCCCGGCGGCACCAACTACCGCGAGACATTGCTGACGTTACCCGCCAAAACGGGCGCGGCTACTACCACACAAAGATATGAGGAGTTGACCAATATTGCAGCGCGGCGGAATCTTACTGACGCCGAAAGTGAAGAAATGGTGGCAATCGAACGCGCAGAGTTCAGTGGAGAAGCTGGAACGGCGGGGCAGGATTACGTTGACCCCCACTGGCCAGAGAAAAATGTTGTAGCCCATGCCCGTTTCGATACCCGCAATATTGATGGTGACAGAACCTTGTTTCTACAGGAGGTTCAGTCCAAGTGGCACCAGCAAGGCAAAGCGGAGGGGTATAAAACACCAGATAAACGCTTTGCTGAACCATTCCAAGTAATAGACGCAACGGAAGGAATCTCTGCCCCTTCTGATTATGTTCTTTATGAAGTGCGTGATGCAAATGGTGAATTTATTACAAATGTTGGGTCAGAAATTGCAGGAAATGCAGATCAAGCTATTGTTGTGGCGCGAGGAAGAATTAGAGATAATTCTGCGGTTCGTGATGATCGGGTTCCAGACGCACCTTTCAAGAAGAACTGGCCCGACCTGACATTCAGACGGATGATCAGGGAGGCAGCTGAGACCGACCACCAACGCATTGCCTGGACGTCAGGCCAGATGCAGATCGACCGATATGATCTGAGCAAACTCGTTGATCGAGTAATGTGGAATGAGAGTTCACAAACTTTAATTGCCTATGACAAAGCTGGATCATCAGTACTTTTTAAATCAAATGTTCCAGCAGAGAAAATTGGAGATCACATAGGCAAAGAAGCCGCTAAAAAACTTGTAAATGCAAAATATGAAAAATTGTCGGTGGCAGGTGCAGAAGACCAAAAGATAAAAAGCATTTCTGGCATGGAGCTTAAAGTGGGCGGCGAGGGCAAGAAGGCCATTTATGACACGATGATGGTCAAGGCCGCCAACAAGTTTGCCAAAAAGTACGGTGAGAAGGTTCAAGTTAAAGAAATCGATACAGGCCCAGAAGTTTATTCAATAACAAACAAGACTACGGGAAATTCGCTTGGTGGCGGGTATTCAAAAGCAGAAGCAAAAGCAAAGGTTGTTTCTGATCCAGACACTTACGAAATGGTTTTAGAAACAGGTGGTCCTCAAGAAGTCTGGTCCCTCAAAATAACCCCCGAAATGCGTAAAGCTATTTTAAAAGGCGGTGTCGCACTCAGTGGCGTTGGCCTGTTGTACTCCCCAAAAGAAAGGCAGTCCCAATGAGTATTAGACTAGAAGTTTTAAGCAAAGAAATGCTGGAGCGGTTAACCGTCCTTGAAAAGAAAGTTGAACGCATCACCAATCCAATTGGTTCAATTAGCGTTGAAGGCGAACCCAACGGCCAACTCGTACCGAAGCACATCATGTTCGGGAAGTGGGGTTTGGCGAACGAGGACGGCGAAATGGTTGATTCTGGACCTTATTCAAAAGATGCAGCGATAAAAGCTGCTGAGATGGCTTCATAAATTGGCACGATCTAAGAAGGTTTCGAAAGAAGCATTAAAATCAATCATTGCTGACGGTCTACGGACCTCCGCTGGTTTTTACGGCGGTGAGCTTATGCGCCGGCGGGAGAAAGCCCTTGAGTATTATCTGGGCTACCCAATGGGTACGGAGGTCGAGGGGCGCTCCAGGGTCATCTCTACCGACCTTATGGACACCATCGAGTCCATGCTGCCGTCATTGCTTAAACCGTTTACCAGCTCAACTGAAGTTGTTGAGTTCGACCCTGTCGGCCCCGAAGACGAAGCGGCAGCTGATCAAGTCACCCAGTACTGCAACCATATATTTTTGAAGGATAACGACGGCATAAAATTGATGCACGAAGCCTTCAAGGATGCGCTCCTTAGCGGCTTTGGATGCTTCAAGGTTTTCTTTGAAGAAAAAACTGATGTAACCACCGAAACTTACGAAGGTTTAACCGACGACGAAATGGTCCTCCTTCTGGCGGACCCAGAGGTTGAAGCGGTTGAGCATGAAGTAGATGCCACTGATGGGCTGGGGTTGGCCATCGAGGCTGAAGTTGCTCCCGCTTCAACACACTCCCTTAAAATCCGACGAACAAAGAATGAAGGTCGGGTAAAGGTTGAAACGGTAGCCCCCGAAGACTTTTATATAGAGCGCAGAGCAAGAACTCTGGAAGAAGCAAATTTCGTAGCCCATCGTTCGAGGTATACGGCCAGCGATTTGATCGCTATGGGGTATTCAAAACGGCAAGTTGACGAAATACCCTCATTGGATGAAGAAGACCTCACAACCGAAAAGCTGTTAAGAGAACAGCTGGACGATTCCGACTTCGGAAGCAGCCACAATGGTGGAGACGCTTTCGATCCAACACGCAGAGAACTCTGGCTCTACGATTGCTATATAAAGTGTGACCGCAACGGCGACGGTATAGCTGAATGGGTTCGCGTTTTAGCGGGTGGCACAGGCGCACATACAATTCTGGATGAGGAAGAAGTCGACGGTCCACCTTTTGCGACGTTAATTCCAATACCTATGCCGCACAGGTTCTTTGGCATGTCATTGGCCGATCAGCTATTTGAAATTCAGGAGATCAAAACCAGCCTTTGGCGTAACTACCTAGATAACGTTTACGTACAATCGAACCATCGAGTAGAAGTTGTCGAGGGCATGGTTAACCTTGAAGACGCCCTTAATTCCAGACCTGGCGGCGTTGTACGAGTTAAACAGCCTGGAATGATCAGGGAGATGACCACGCAACCTATTGGCGGTCAGATACTAGAGGGCTTGAGATATGCGGATGAGGTCAAGGAAGTTCGAACCGGCGTCACTAAACATTCACAAGGGTTAGCTCAGGATCAGTTAAACCCCAATCAAACGGCAACTGGTGCCAAACTTATGCTCTCGATGGCACAACAGCGGATCGAGATGATAGGCCGTTTATTTGCGGATGGTGGGGTAAAAAATCTTTTTAAACTGATATTGAAACAGGTACTCACACACCAAAACAAGGAACGGATCATCAGAATTAAAGGCCAGTGGGTTCCGATGGACCCGCGCAATTGGTCACACCAATATGACGTGACCGTCAAAGTCGGACTGGGTCACGGAAACGACGAAAAGCGTATAGCTGCCCTCAGTTCTATTTTGGCAGCACAAAAAGAGTTAGCGGCAAATATGGGCTTTGGCCAAGGCTCAATTGTAAGCAGAGAAAACGTCTTCAATTCACTGGCTGATCTGGCGAAGGAAGGCGGAGTAGATCCTAACAAGTATTTCACGATGCCAGCGCCAGACGGTTCCGATATACCGCCGCCCAAACCAGATGCCAACGAAACGTTCATGCAGGGTCAGATTATGATCGAGAACGGAAAGCTGGAAGCACAACGCGAAAAGCTAACCCTCGAGCATCAACAGAAAATGCGTGAGTTTGATCTGAAGATCGCAGAAATGGATCAGAAGCTGGCTATCGAACGTGAAAAGATTGCCGCCCAGATGGAAACCGTTGCTGCAAAAATAGCCGCCGAAACCGAAGCAGGAGCGGCCAAGCTCGAAGTAGATGCGGCTATGGCGCGGGAACGATTAGAACACGCCGCCATCGAGTCGGACAAAACTAGAAGTAATGGGGACGAATATGGGCCTTCTTGATACATGGCGGGAAGTGCGCCAACAGATCATAGATTCCAAGCCCCAATACGAGCCGTTTATAACGCCGACAATTTATGAATCGCCCTTTGTATCAACCCTTGGAGTGGACGATGCCACCCCAACTAATGTGGCAAGTGCGGCACCATTACGTCGAAAGCCTTTACCAGCTGTTTGGGAAGGTCCAGAGCATCTCCCAGTCTATAAACCCGCACCGCCGGCGCTAACGGATCAAATAAGGGAAGGGTTTAGTTTTGGGCTAGGCCCAGTCAGTGAAGAGGATCGTCTGAAGGCAAGAGCAGCTGAGGTGCCGCCGTTTACTGGCAATTATTTTTCTGCGCCTATAAAGTCCGATTACCAAGACCCAAGTATACCGTTGAGGTATTTAAACCGACAGAATGTTCCTAACTGGGACCCTAGCAAACCTCATTTGGCAGAACGGTTGATTAACGAGAATTACTATACTTCTCCATTTGGCGGTGAGGATTTCGGCCAGAGGGATGAAAGACCAGCCGATGTATGGGCGATTGAGGCGGGTTTAAAAGATCCGTCTTTACCACTAAATCGTTTTATTCAAGCGTTTAGAGACAAACCGGAGACAAAGAAAGAAGTAGGTTATTTCCCATCGGAGACACCAGATTATATTCTAGACAACCTTTTTGGTAGCGGGTTGCCTGGAAGACCTGATCGACAAGGTCCAGCTTGGGTTGATCGCCTTTACACACGCAAAAGATCAGAAACTCCACCAGGCGCAGATAGGGTGATTGGTGCGTTTTATACGGATGACCAAGTTCCGATTGACCCTGACAACCCTGATACGGCTCAAGTTATAGATATGATGGTGGCGAATACAGGGATGACACGTAGTCAGGCTTTAGACGCTTTGGTGGCTCAAGATTCCCCTGGCGGGGCTGATGTGGCTCAAGACGCTGTTAAACTTCAAGCACAGATAAACCAACCCGATCCAGCCCTTATTAATATGCACCCCGATTATGTTGCTGGTGCTGACAGAAGAAGGGTTCCATCTCTTATTGACGCGGCGGCTGATCAAATCGCAGCTGACGAAGCAGAAGAAGGCGGCCTAATGGGTCTGCTTTCCGGACCCTTAAATTTAATAAAGCAGCGGCAGAGAGATGCCCAGGACATTTATGGAATTAGCCCTGTTGCTGGTTTTATGGCAGGAGCGGGAATACCTCTGGCTAGTATGTTAATCCCCAACCCGCTTTCACTTCCGTTTTCATTACTGGCTATGTTAGGTGGTGAACAAGAGACCCCATATGACTTCTATGGCAAACCTGTAACAGATATCAAACATGGCCGCGGGGGTATGAATTGGTATGGTGCAGATATACCTGGCGCTGGAATATATACCAGAACTCAAGGCCGTCTTGGCCCAGCTGGTGCGCCCATTACTATTCACTCTCCTTCGGGGCTTCTTGAATCGACAATTTCTGAAGACGAGAGAAGTTATAACATTACGCCCAAAATGAGTGCTATAGCGCAAACTCCGGAAATCGTTGGTATGCGGGATACTGGGGCAGATTATTTCGGTACTGGTGAAGATTTTGGAACGGGTACAACCGTTATGGGCGAAGTGTATGACTGGGCGGACTTTTATTAAGGATGCTTGAAAAAGACAGACATCGAGGGACTCTCGCCAAGCAGATCCTCGAAAACGAAATATTTAAAGAGGCTTTCACCGAAATGGAGAAAGCCATTTTTAATGAGTGGAAACATTCCACCGATGAAGAACAGAGAGACGCACTCTGGATGATGATCCAGTTGCTGCCTCGATTTGAGGCAATACTCACAGCCAGCATCAATAATGGTGCAGTCGCCAGTGAGAAACTTCAATACCTGAACCCCACCAATAAGAGGTTCGCTAACCATTAGGAGAATTTAATTATGGCTGATGAAATGGCCACGCCCGAAAGGGAAGCTGTTGAGGTCACAGATGTCAGTACGGCATCAAACGCGTTAGAAGGTTTGTTGGACCTTGGCGATATACCGCCCAGACAATCCAGCGACGACAACGCGGAGGAGCAAGTTGAAGAAGATGCTAATCCAGAAATGGACGCAGCTGAAGACGACACTCCTGTCGCTAATGAAGGCGACGATTCAGATGAAGCGGAAATAGATGCGGATAGTGTCGAAGAGGAACCCGCCGATCTTTACGAGGTAACTTTGCCTGGTGGGGAACGAGCCGAAGTTACCCTCGATGAATTGTCCAAAGGCTATAGCCGACAAGCTGATTATACGCGGAAAACTGAAGAGCTTTCCGCACAACGTCGACAATTAGCGGAAGAGCGAGAGCAAGCGCTTTCCGTTGTCGAAGCTGAACGGCAGCAATACGCCCAGCGTTTGGCCCAGATAGGTCAATCACTTGGCCTTCAATTGTCTAAAAATCAGGAAACCGATTGGGACGCCTTGAAAGAAGAAGATCCCATCGAATTTGCCACGCAGTGGGCAGACCACCAACGGAAGGTCGAACAGTATAGAACTTCTCAAGGTGAGTTACAGCGACTTCAACAGGAAGAAAACCAGAAAGTTCAACAGAACTATCAGGTTGCTTTAGGTGAGGAAGCAAAAAAGCTCCAAGCAGCAATGCCTGTATTTCAAGACGAGGACAAGGCTGAAGAAATCCGTGGAAGCCTACGGACTTTCTTGAAATCTAACTACGGCGGGTTTTCGGACCAGGAGATTGGATCTATTGCCGATCATCGTCACGTACAGCTTGTGCATGACGCTATGAAATGGCGAAAACTACAATCTTCAAAAACCGTAGTAGACAAGAAAGTTAAACCGTTGCCGAAGGTCGTTAAATCTTCGGCGCGAAATTCCAGAAGTGACACGGATGCTGATCAACTTGTTGCTAAACTTAAACGGGCGAAAGCCAGCGGTCACGTCAATGACGCGGCTGCGGCAATCGCTGATTTACTTTAAAGGAGGTAGTGCAAAATGGCACAACCAGCAAATACCTTTGACACTTATGACGCCAAAGGAAATCGGGAGGATTTGTCGAATATAATTTATTCGATTTCTCCCACAGATACGCCATTTAT